TGGCTTCGCACATTTCCGAATTTTTCAAAGGGGGGCAATATGGTACAAATCGGACAGGATAAAAATGGCTGCAAAGCCAAATGAAATTAAACGGCGCAATGGAAATCCAGGTAAACAAAAACTTCCTGATCTAAATAAAGTTATTGCGTTGCCTAGATTCTCGGCTGAACCGCCAGCGCATTTAACTGAAACTGGTTCAACACTTTGGCGTGAGGTTTTAAATCTTGCACCTTGGATTGCCAATACAGATGGCACGATACTTTTAGAACTTTGCGAAAAGATGGAATTAAAAAAACAAATTCAGGATCAATTAAAGCCTGAACAATTTATACTTTTTACTGATAAAGGTTACGCTTACCAAAATCCTCTGTTCGGAATGTTAAGTACAGTGCAGGGTGATATTGTTAAAAATTTATCTTTGCTTGGATTAACTCCAAGTGATAGATCAAAACTGGGGGTTGCTGAAGTGAAGGCTCGCGGAAAACTAGAGGAACTTCTCCAGCAAAAACATAATGCAACAAACTAATTCCTGGCCACCGCGTTGGCTAACGCCAGTAAGCGATGCAGAAATTGCAGCAGGCGATGGGCCGCTTTATAGCCAGTTCGCAGAAGCCGTTTGCAGAGTAACTAAAGATTCAATCGCAGCCCCTGCTGGTGAGTTGTTAAGTCTGCGCCCTTGGCAAAAAGAATTACTTAATCACGCTTTAGCCCGAAAAGAAAATGGCAGGTTCAAACACAGAACTGCTTTAATCGGGATGGCTAGAAAAAATGGAAAGTCGGCACTCGCTGCTAGCGTTGGTTTAGCAGGTTTAACTCTCGGCGGTAATGGTTCTGAAATTTACTCTTGCGCAGCCGATAGAGATCAAGCCCGAATTGTTTTCGGCACTGCTCGCAGGATGGTTGAACTTGATCCCGAACTTTCAACAATGTTTACTCTTTACAAAGATGCAATTGAATTTAAAGATAAAGGTTCAGTTTATAGAGTTCTATCTGCTGAGGCTTACACTAAAGAAGGATTAAACCCTTCTCCATTAGTTATCTTTGATGAGGTTCACGCCCAGCCCAATCGAGAATTATGGGATGTAATGAGCCTTGCAGGTGGTGCTAGGCAAGATTCACTTCTCTTTGGCATCACTACTGCTGGCGTTAAAACTGCAACTAGCGGTCAAGATTCACTTTGTTATTCTCTTTACCAATATGGGCAAAGAATTGCTAAGGGTGAAAATGTTGATCCCAGTTTCTTTTTCGCTTGGTGGGAACCTACTAAGCCAGAAGGAGATCATCGTGATCCGCAACTATGGCAAGAAAGTAATCCTGGCATTCGCGATATTGTTGATTTTGAGGATTTTGAATCGGCAGTACTACGCACTCCTGAAGCGGAATTTAGAACAAAGCGAATAAATTGTTTTGTTAGTACAACTACCGCTTGGTTACCAACTGGTTCTTGGGAAGCGATAATAGATACAGAGCGCGAGGATATTCCTGGCGAGGATGTAGTTCTAGCATTTGACGGCGCGTTCTCAAATGATTCAACTGCCTTAGTCGCCTGGTTCTTAGGTGGAGAAAAACCACATTTAAAAGTTGTTGGAATTTGGGAGAAGCCACACGATGCAGAGCAAGGTTGGTTTGTTCCAGTTGCTGAAGTTGAAAAAACAATAATTGATGTTTACCGAGATTCCAGATTCCAAGTTAGAGAAGTTGTATTCGATCCCGCAAGATGGCAACGAACCTTCATGGTGCTTGATGAAAACGGCTTACCAGTTGTTAGTTATCCAAACTCGGCGGAACGAATGGTGCCAGCAACACAAAAGTTTTATGAGGCCGTCGTTAATGGATCATTTACTCACGATGGCGATGAACGCTTGGCCCGCCACATCTCAAACTGCGTTACCAAACAATCCTCAAGAGGAGTAATGGTCGCCAAGGCTTCAAGCCGTCGCAAGGTAGATGCTGCTGTTGCCTCAATCTTTGGTTATGATCGAGCCACGCAACCGCCTGAACCCAAGGCGCCACTTACTAGATATTTTACTATTCAGGTTTAGGATAATTTCTTAACATTTCAAATTTACATTTTCTGTAATCATTTGTACAGAACCAATAAGGTTGCATTGGCTTTTTACTACCAAGTTTTAATCTGTACCCATCGGTCATTTTTTTACCACACTTTGGACATTTCATATTGCCTTCCTAGTGATTAAGTATTTCCTAACCACTACCCCAATTATACTTTTGGCACTTTTTAGAATTTAGAAATTCAAATTTATTACGCGTGATAAAATTAAAAATCATTGCGACACGCCACGATTAGGTGGATGAATCTAACAATAAGGGGGAGTATGAAAAAGTTAAATGCTACTTTAATTGTTGAAGTAGTTGGGGTTGCCTGCGTAACAACAGGTTTAGCAATACTTTCAGTTCCAGTTGCACTAATTGTGCTTGGAAGTTTTTTACTATGGATTACAGAAAAAGGTAATTAATGAATTTATCAAGAGCCTTACGCGGTGCTAGTGAGAAGCGAGCAACAAATCAATTTGTTGAGCCGCTAGTTCCAGGCAGACCTGCTTACAGTTCTCCCGCAGGAGTTGTAGTTTCATCTGAAACCGCAATCCGCATGAGTACTGTTTATGCTTGCGTTCGTTTACTTGGCGATACAATTTCATCATTACCAATGGGCGCTTATGTTCGCAGAGGCCGCCAGAGAATTTCCTACGCCGCAGTTTATGGCGATGTTCCTGCTTGGGTAAATTCACCAAATCCTGAATCAACTCGAATGGAATTTTTAGAGCAAGTTCTTGCATCTTTAAATTTGCGAGGCAACGCTTACATTCTTACAGTGCGTGATGATATGGGTGAGGTTGTTGAACTGTATTGCATTAATCCTGAATCAGTAAGAATTAAACGCCCTAATCCAAATGAACCAATTGTTTATGAAGTAACCATTAAAGAGTACGATCCAGCAGGCGGAGTTTATACTCAAGATTTTAACCAGAAAATAATGACCCTTACAAAAGATGAGTTGTTACATATTCCATTATTTAAATTACCTGGTTCTTTCTACGGCTTAGGCCCAGTTGAAGCAGCAAGAATTACTATCGGCGCTGTTATGGCTGCTGATACTTATGCCGCTTCTTACTTTGGAAACGCAGCAAATCCTGGCGGCATCATTGAAGTACCTGGTGAATTAACTGAGGAACAGGCAAGTAACATTGGCCGCGATTGGAATATAACTCACTCAGGCCCTTACCGCGCTGGCAAGATTGGTGTGCTAACAGGCGGTGCAGCATTTAAACCACTTTCACTAAATGCCCAAGACGCCCAGTTGTTAGACACACGGAGATTCGGTCTTGAGGAAATTGCGCGTTTGTTCCGCGTTCCGATTTCACTATTAGGACACCCAGTTGCAGGTGCAATGAGTTTTGCTAGCGTTGAAGCGCAGAACCTTTCATTTGTACAACACTCACTTCGCCCATTGCTAGAAAGAATTGAGCAAGCACTATCATCTTTGCTTCCTGAAAAAGATGGCTTTGTTAAATTTAATCTTGATGCACTTCTACGCGGAACAACAACTGAGCGCTACGACGCTTACACAAAAGGTTTGCGTGAAGGTTTCTTGAGTTTAAATGATGTTCGTTCAACTGAGGATTTATCTCCACTTGGCGAAGCAGGCGATCAATACCGAGTTCCTCTACAAAACATTGATGCTGCTGATGCTAAAGATGTTGGCTTAAAGTTAAGAACCGAAATTGTTACTGCACTTATTCAGGTTGGCTTTGATCCAGCCGCAGTTAATGAGGCAGTTGGTTTACCTAAGATGAAACACACTGGAGTTCCAAGCAGCCAGTTGCAACAGATTTCATCAATTGATCCAGCCGATCCAAGCGCAGTTTATGAAGTTAAGAATCGCAGAAATGATAATCCACAACCTGCTTCTGAATCAACTGTAAATGTTTCATTCCCTAACTCAACTCTTGAGCCGATGGTAATGATGGAATCACCAGAGGTAAATGTTGCTGCTCCTAATGTAACTGTTGAGGCACCGAGCGTTCAAGTAACTAATAACATCGAACAGAAGCGCGTTCGCAAGCGCGTTATACGCGATAAAGATGGTCGCATTGATGAAATCATTGAGGAATTTATTAATGAGAATGAATAATGGCAACAGGTTTAAGCAATTATTTAGCAAATAAATTTTTAGATGGATTAGGAAATGGCAAAACATTTTCTATCCCTATTGTTTATGTGCAACTTCATGTAGGCAATCCTGGCGAGGATGGCATTAAAAATACTGCTATTGAAACTACTCGTAAACTAATTTCTTTTACACCAGCCTTTATAGGTGGTTTATCATCTGATATAGATTTAACTTGGAAAAATATTGCAGGTTCAGAAAAT